ACCTCTTTACCCTCTGAGTCACTTTATTTTTCCATTACATAGGAGAATCTATATAGTAGAAATTTGTGGTATTTATGCAACAGTACGTTGCACACAGTATCCGTTGCCGGTGGCCCTTATTCTATTATATATTACCATTATTCTGTTATATTTTACACTTGTTCTGGGGGCCTTTAGATTGCTCTCTGTTATTGCCTCCAGAGACTCAATCACTTAATTTTTTAAATTTTCCTTAACAATTAAAGTCTTAATATATCTTCGTGACTCCTTAGTAGTAGCCGCCCTATACTTTCTATATAACTCTCGATACCTAATCCAGGACAACTGTAACTTAGTAAAATAAATTTTTTCAACATCCACTAACTTTAAATATTCACCTCTCACAAAATCAGGATCCATGTTAGCACCCCAACAGATGTCTTTAAAGGACTCTCCGTTATCTACAAACCACACATGACTATCGTACTTGTAATAAGTATCTTTTTTAAATCCTGAAAGGTTCGCGGCATCCTCTAACGCCTGCACCAGGATAGCCTGGAACAATCTCTGTTCAGGGTATTCTTTAGCATTCAAAAGTTCCAGGGACAATTTAATGCCCAAAAATTTTAACAAGGCTGGCGAGCAACTCATAAGCTTTTTTCTCCGTTATTGGAGAATATTTTTTTCGTGTATTAAATGCTGATTTTCGCCAATCCCTTTTTCATAGACCTCAAAGTAAAGATCCCACATACGTGTCAGGTACTGCGTTTTCTCTTCTCCAGACATAAAACTCATTAAGATTTTACTTTGTTTTATTAATCTATCAGTTTCTTTGGCACTCATTTGCATAACCACAGTGTGGGAAAAGATATGGATTGTGTGATCTAACACCGTGGTTAAGCATTTTTAACAACCAGTCTGATGCCCTTGGCCGAAGCCGCAGCTTTTCTTCCTGATCGCCATCTATCCTCAATTTTCTCGAGGAAAGAAAGACTAAAAATTTCCTAAACCAAAGTCATTTCCACAATACAACTGAAACATTAAACTTGTTAACTCATCATACGTTTTTTATTTGGACAGACCATAACAAGCTTATCCAACGCATGGTTCAATGCTTCTTCACTACTTTTTCATAGCTTTTTTCACCCACAAAAATATCCCTTTTTTTGTTTTAAAAGTTAAATTTGAGTTTCGTTGTTAGATGGAAATAAAGTGTTTTTGAAAGCCCCACTTATTTCATTTAGGCTTAGGAATACATTTTATATTAATACGTATTTTAATTTTGATTGCAAGTAAAAAAAAGGGCCAGTCTCCCGGCCCTTTTCAAACTTATATTACAGTTTTATTACTTACTTCAAGAGTTTCTTTCCTTGGCTAAGTAAATTCTCTTTCATTGTAGGTTCTGCAACACCTTCTTTTTTAGCAATTTTTTAATTGAATCACTAACCATTTTCTTAATCATGTTACCAGGATTTCTAAGGCCATTTGCCCCCATAGCCCTAATGATTGTGTAGGATTCAATATCCACTGCAATTGACTTCCATTTGTTTACGTCCATTGTTTCTCCTATTTATCTTGGTACTCTTTAGTTTTGAAAAACTCAACCAAATTAATTTTTTGGATTGTACTCGCCCTGCATTAAATATTCTTTCAAATATCTCAACATAGTCCGCAGTAGAAGTACCAGAAAGTAACCAACTTGATCTTTGTTTACAAGCAGTTTTAAACCTTGGGAAATCCCACCTAGGATGTTTGTCAGCAATAATATAAGCGTAGACCATAGATCTCTTTAATCTTTTAGAGCTATCATCCATTCCCGCAAAGTATTTTTTTAACTGCATCAGTTGGGATCCAATTCGATCACAGTTTTCAATACCTCCCGCAGGAATTATAAACGTTCCTGTTTTAAAATTCAGTTGATATTCTATTCCAAAGACTCGCTAGTTTTAAAAGTAAGACTATAACTTCTGAAACATTCATACCATACAGGTTCATCTTAAGTTTACAGATTTTATAATCCATTTTATTTCTAGCACAGTGTTGGTCCAAGTAATTCATCATAGACCAATTCTTACGTCCTGTGTTTAGTCTCGCTACATCTAAAGGATCTTTGCTATCCATAATAATATATGGAACTTTTAGATCCAGTTGTTTTCTAGCTTCTAATGTATGTTGGCCGTCTATGACTTCCATATCTTTATTAACTCTGATTGGATCAAATAAATCCTTATCAGAAATTAACTTCTTTAACTGCTCTACGTGAGCAGGATCTACTGGTCTGTTGCCTCTAGTTTTTTTGAACTTCGTATAATCCGTAGTTTCAAAAAATTTATTAACGATCGCTTTGTTCATATCTTCTCCTCTTGGTTAGTTAAGTATTAAATATCCCAATGATGCAAAAATAAATAATAAAACTTTTGCAGGGATAAGTATTAGTAATGCAATAAACATCATACTAAATATGAGGTCTTTCATCGGCACCTCTTTGTTGATCTTGTATTAGTTTGTTTGCGATACTTTCGTTGATTGGATAGATAGGCATATCTTCAAAGAGCATACAACACTGCTCTAACATTTTTAAAACTTCTTGATATGCATCATCCTGGTACTCTAAAGGTTCTCCACTCATGTCAGTCTTAGGTAGTTGCGATAAGATATTATCTATCTTTGCACTCCAATCCTTAAACACTTGCGAATCACATTTCATTGTTGTTGCCATAAGGCCTCCTCTTTGTTAGTGTTGTTGTATTATATATATAAACATTTTAATGGGATATGCAAGTAAATAATAAGCTAGGATAATATAGGATGAAATTCATTTTAATTTTATACGTATGTAGCATGACCAGTGGCCAGTGTCCGGGATCCAGTTACCTACCTTACGAATTCAATAGTCACTTAGAATGCGCATTAGCAGGGTATCAACAATCCTATAAAGCTCTCAAAGAGCTCAATCCTACAGCAGTTAATGAGGAAAAATTAGTTATTAAATTTGAATGTAGACAATTACCTTTAATTTAGAACGCACTATCCTTAGGGAAAAATTTAATTTTTTATGAAGCTAGGTTAAAATTAACTAGCTATATCTAAAAGACCTTTTCTTGCATCTTCTACACTTTGATTATTAATCTTAACTTTAAGATCTTTAATCTGTATGTCTATCCACTTCATTTCGGTAGTCACTCTACCCTGTGCTAACGCTTGCGTTGCCCACATGGACTCCAACTGAAGTTTCTCCGATACTAACTTTTGTAGCATTTCGGTTTATCTCCTCGAGGGTTATAAAAAGTAAGTTAGGATTTTCAAATCCGGCCCCTTCTTTTTCTATTACATCTCCTGAGTCAACCTTCTTTACTAAATACTCAAGAGCGGCTTTATCATTATCGGCCTCAAGTGTCTCATCAATATGTATATTGATGTATTTAACTTGGACACGATATAGCTTCATAAAATATTATATAGCATAATTAATATAAATAGCAATATAGTGCTATTCTTTTGCTTCTCCCCATGATCTACCAAGGGCAATATCCACTTTTGAAGGTACTTTAATACCCTCAATAGCATTTTCCATTAATTCTTTCACCTTTTTTATATCTGATTCTTCATTTATAGAAAAACATAATTCATCATGTATCTGTAATAATGGTTTAAACCCTGCTTTGTAGCAATTAATCATAGCTTGTTTTGTCTGATCTGCTGCAGATCCTTGAATTAATCTATTTAAAGCTTTGTAAGTAAAGGCCCGTCTAATATTGTTACCGTAGAAGGCCTTAGCCTCCTCGTAATGCATTGCTTTGTTCATTCCGAAGGTAGATGGCTCCCACATATCAAATCGGCATTTACGTCCCCCTATAGTCCGAATAAACCCATACTTAGAAGCGCTGTTGGTCACCTCAGTTGTCAATCTCTTGACAAAAGGAACTCTCTCACCATACTTTCGAAGTAAGGCTTCTGCTCTATCTTTATCAATACCTAATTCTTTACCTAATTTAGCTTTTCCCATACCATAAAACAAACCTAAATTAATAGTTTTAGCTTGAGTCCTGGTAATGCCCGCCATGTCAGCAACGATTTGATGGAAATCAGCAGATTCATTTTTATAAGCTTCAATAAACTCCGCTGCACCTTCGAATTCAGTATCCACCGATGCAGCGTAGTGAGCAACAAGCCTAGGCTCCTGTTGTGAGTAGTCGAAACTACCCCATTGTTTACCTTCTTCTGGTAAGAACAAACTTCTAATTTTATCTCCATACTCTTTATTACGTGCGGGTATCTGTTGCAAGTTGGGGTTGGAGTATGATAAACGTCCAGACACAGTACCACCTTGGTCAGACCTAAGTTGGTTAATCTCAGAATGAATTCTACCTTTATGGGTATATCTTAAAATTGAGTCTATGAATGTTGAATGAAATTTATTTATTTCTCTTGCTTCTCTTATTAGTTGCGCTATCGGGTTATCACAATTTACTAACCAGTTTTGTGTAAAGCTTGGTTCATCACTTTTCTCTGTCCGTGGGTATTCCACACCCATTCTATCAAAAACTTTTGCAACACTTCTTGCCGCCCAAATATCTACATCCAATGTAGTTTCTTTTTTTATATTTTGTAAAACTTCATTTTCTTTTTTTTTAAATTCTTTTTTTAATTGATGAGCTTTCTCTTCATCAACTCTAATACCTCTACGTCTTGTATCAATTAGTATAGGTAACAACTCCATCTCCATCTCCCACACATCATGCAAACTTTGTTTAGATATTTCTGCTTTAAATCTATCCCATAATCTTAAGGTTAACCCTGCATCTTGTTCTGCATAAAAACCCACATAACCAGCGGGTAATCTCCACATGTCGGCTTTTGGGTCTATACCCATTCTTTAGCTTTTTCATTTAAGAAAGTTTCATTTTTTAAGTTCACCTAAATAATCTTTAGCACAAGCATTCAAACTAAAACTAAATCTATTTTCATTAATCAAAGCTGCCGCAATCATGGTGTCTACAATTTTTCCTCTGATTTCAAATCCATTAACTAATAACCAACCCACATCATAACTTGCATTATGAAATATTTTAGTTGCAGGTAGTTTTAATACGTCTTGCATCCAAGCAGTTGTGATTGCAGAGTCCATATTACCTCCTGCGTCATGAGCTATAGGAAAGTACCACTGTTGGCCGAGTGCAGCTACAGCAAAACCTACAATATATCCATCAAATGTTGCCCAACCAGGTCCTTTAGTTTTAATGTTTGGATCTTTAGTTTCTAAGTCAATTGCAATCTCAGTTGCTTTAGATAAATCTGGATACTCCGCTGGACAAACCCAATCAGAGTCGTTGTATATAAAATTTAATTGATGAGTCATTGTATTTTTCTACTTAAGTTTGCATCTTCTATTGATATAGTTCTTTTAAATGGTATGCCTATATCGAACAAGGCACAGTCCGCACAGTAATAATTATGTTCATGTATTATTACTGCAACCCATACATTACAATGTTCACACATAATTAGTTTATTTTTTCTTTTTTCATTTAACATAAACATTTTCCTCCGTTTCTATCCAAACTTTAGCACCACAGCTTAAAGGTTTATCGGGGCTGTATATAATTTTACAAGGGCCATCAACAATAACCTCATGACCATAGTCATTTGATTTATAAGTCTTAACAGTAATCACAGGCTCTCTTTCACCTGTTTTTGCATTACGTCTAATAACATGTTGATTAATATGTATGTATTTTTTCATTTATTAACTTTAGTTTTTTTTTCTACTTAACTTTTCACTTTTTATTAATTGTTGTATGGCAGTAGTATAGGGATTAAAATTATAATCTTTTACACAACCTACTAAAAATATAAATACTATAATTAACTTCATTTAACACTTTTTTTATTATTCCATATATTGTTATTAAATACTTGAATGAGCCTAGATATTTCAACTGTAAATTCTTTACCAAATTTGTTTTTAAATATAACTTTACAGTCATCACCTGGTATTTTATTTCCTTTCCAAATTAATGTTACTTTATCCTTTTCTATCATTTTTTCTCTTTTTACCTTTAGTATGTCTCCCCATATACCACTCTCCTGGTTCGTAGTCCCATTTTTTACCGTGATGCCCTCGGATATCAGCATAAAGCATTCTTAGTTTAACTATTATTTTTTTTAATCTTCTGATCATAATCTTTTATTTTTTCTTTTTGCTATCTTGCATTTTTCTAATTTCTAAATCACAATAATGTTTAATTTTTGTAAATCTTCAATACCATTTTTATATGGGTATCTCAAAACATATTTTATGACATTACCTTGAAAAAAAGTAAGTTCATTTTTAGAAATGAATTCATAGGGTTGTATTAAATAATGTTGATAATGATTTCCTCCAATTTGTGTATCTTCTGGAAAAGTTTCATTAAACATGGTTTTATCTGACATAGTTAGCCTCGTATTGTTTGTAATATTTTCCTAATGGAAAATTATATTGATGATAGGTACCCAACAGATGGAGTGTGCTTTTAGATCTAGTGGCACCTGTATACCAAACCCTAAGTTCTTTTACTTTATCTGCTAAATTTTTTTTATCGAAGTGTGATGGAAAATTACATTTGCTCGCCAGGACAACGTTATCTGCTTCACCACCTTTAACTTGATGTATTGTGTCTATGATTATTTTTGGGGGTTGATTAAGATCTACACCTTCACTCATAAGTTTTTGAAAATATTGTTTATCCTTATCTTTAAATTTTCTCTTAAATACTTGATTCCACAGACCTTTTTGATCTCTCATACCACACCTTAAATGTAATTCATCAAAAGTAAAGACTTGGTTCGGGTGTGCAAAACTCCATTTTTTTACTGTCCGTTGACCGGTATCCGTGGTCAATGTTTAACAAAAACTCATACATGGTTACAGCTTCTTCTCTAGTAATACTTCCACCCTCACATATCTTCTCCCAATAATTAATTGCTGAGAATTGATTCGGATCAAATGATTTATTATTTTTTTGTATCTTGATAATATAATCCTAGGTTTCTGGCCTCCTGTTGGAGCTCTCTTTTTACATCATTAATTCTAGCTAACACCATCCAACTTCCTTTCATAGTCCAAGGAACTTTTTTTAATCCATTCCATCTATAAATAGCACCTTCTTTACCATTAGAATAAAACTCTTTAGGTATACGATTATCACCCATAGAATTTAATAAACCTTTAGAAAAAAAGTGTATGTCTTTATTTAATCTTACACTTCTCTTTAACACTAATGATTTACCTGGAAAGGTTTGAAATAAGTTTACATCAGCACCATTCCATTCATAAATAGCTTGGTCATCATCACCTGCAATATAAACTCTTTCAACTGCACCTGCCATTTTGATTACCATGTCCCACTGCAGGGGAGTTAGATCCTGAGCTTCATCGACCATTAAAACTTTAAACGGAACTACAAGGCCATCGTCAATAAACTTTTTTACCATGTCTGTGAAATCTAATCTGTCCGCTGTTCGGTGTCCGTCATCCGTTTCAATAACCTTAAACTCTTCGTAACCTGCTATAATAGATTTAAACTGCTGCAGTCTTACTGCTTTTCTTGGTTGCTGTTTATACAACGACACAGGATCTACCTTCATGTTTCTTGCTCTATCATAAATTTGTAAGGACCAATTGTTATATACTTTTTGATCATCCCAAGTATCTTTGTAACCAACCTTCACTGTTCCGTACTGAGTGTGAAATGTTAGTAGATCTGCTTTAGGATCTAAAACGGGAATTTCAGCGAACTGTTGTCGGGCCAGAGAATGTAGTGTTCTAAAATATGAGAAAGCATCTTCGTCATAACCTTTAAACTTTTGTCTAACTCTTGCAACACATTCATTTACAGCTTTGTTAGTAAAAGATACGTAACAAATTTCGTCTGGAGAATAACCTTTCTCCAGATACCTTTTAACTCTTTTAAGTAAATTCTCTGTTTTTCCTGTTCCTGGTGGTCCAAAAATTTTAATTGTCTTCCCACGCAGCTGTTGCTTTAGTAAATTTGACATCTTTGTTTTTATGCTCCGTTTGTTTTGGTAAAACTACAACCCAATGTCTAGTTTGTATTCCCTTGAACTTAGCTTTAGGTAAAGCTTTTCCTTGCTCAAGAAACCTAGTACATTCTTTTTCGTTCCAGTTATAACCCATTTTTTTCATAAAAGATCTGAACGTTTCAAGTTTAAATCTCATCTCATCTTCATCTTTCCAAATATTCCCAGAATCTATTTGATCAAATTCTGTAGTGTCTTCAATATCTTCAATGAATTTTGTCATTCTAGAGTTAAACACATCTTCCTGCTCTTCTCCTGCATTAAACCCTTCCATATCTTGTTTGTTAGTTATTAATTCCTCTAACCAATCTCTGTATGGATCTGGATCTCTTTTACTTGGTTTAAGTGATCTCCAAACAATATCGTAGTTAAGTAATTGTTCACCCAACAACTGCTGTTGGTATAATTGTTTTGTACTAAGTCTAATTGATTTACCTTGAATAGGTAAAATCCAATAAGGTTCTGGATAAGAATTTACTTTTAAAAGCTTACCAACCTCAGGCAAAGCTTCATTGTTACCAATCCCATGTTTACGTTTTAAACACGTGCTTGACGCACAATGCATTCTTGCAATAGAAGTTTTACACTTATAGGCATATTCTTTATTCTCAACACCCTTAAAAATATTATTTAATTCTTGTGGATGTAAAGGTTCTGAACAAACCTTAGTCATTAAATTTCTAGTCCAATCCTCATACATAATTGGATCTGGGTTTATTTTTTTAGCTAACACAGCAACGTTAAACATTGCATCATTACGACCTTCACCTTTTTGAACTTTGTTTTTCATAAAGTTTACAACACAAGGTGGAAATTCTTTAGTCTCATCATCTTGAAATATTTTAAGCTTATGAAACTCTTTAGGATTTAATCTATACTCAGAAACAAACTTATATAAGTTTTCTAACTTAATTGAATTGCCATCATTGTCCATAGCATTCCTAGTCGTCTGGTGAGCTTTTTGATAAGGTAAGTTTACAAAGTTACCTTTCTTTTTTATTCCAATCTTCCGGTGTCAGGTCTACTTCATCCTGTGCCGGATAAATATCTGTTGTTGTATCATTAACACCAAGATCTGATGCTAGTTCAATTAATTTTTTTCGCATTGAAGATGCAGGAACTACACCATCAATAAATAAAACTAAATGGAGTCCGTTGGATTTTGATCTGAATGGGATAAGTGGGTATTTTCTTTTTCTGATGACCGATATAACTTCCTTATGTTGTATGTTATAACGATCAATATCGATGACACCCCAACTGCATGTATTATCATCTCGAATGGGAACTGATCCATAGTATTTTTCTCCTTTTAAATGTTGTAACCAATCTTCCCTGGTCATAGGCCTAGGCTCAACCCAATGTTTAAATTCTTGCTTACCATCTCGACCTCTTGTTTGGCCCAATGGTTTTGAAGCACCAAAATATGTAATAGAACCCTGGAAGAGTTCTACAAACTCCTCCAGGGTGTTGTCAAGTATGTCCATATTAGAATGGTGATTTTTCTACTTGCTGTTCTTCTTTACCGTGGTTAACTCTGACAGAACCTTTTTTGTCATGATTCGTAAAAATCATGAGCTCCTTTGAGTGTGTCTTCGCTCTTCACTGTACCTATATGCTCGATCTCCCAACCATACCAAGAACCTAAATTGTTTTCTCTAAAACAGTTTTAAGTGTGTACAATTGAGTAAAGGGCGCAGGTCTGAAAAAACCTGTACCATCTTTCTTTTTTGTCTCAAAGACATCATCATTGAATTCCATTTTTTGGATTTCTTTCTTTGAGTAGATTTCATAGTAATCAGAGCAGTAGAAGATTTTTCTGGTTCCACTATTGTTACATAATGAGAAGCAGTTTCTTCTATGTAGTTACCATTTTCAAGTCTATCCTTGCCTTTTTCATCTCTTGTCGTCTTAGACATGATATCTGAATCAGCTGGATAAACATTTACTGGAGCAACAGAACCTTTATCTCTATCTCTCCATTCGATGTACTCTAATTTATAGAAACAAGGGATAACTTTCATTCCCTCAGCGCCATTATAAAGTTCATCGGTTACGGTGTTATAGATCATTCCAGGTCTTGCATCAGCTATAAACTGACTATCTCCTTGTGTTACTTGAGGAGATAATTGTCCCAGAACTTTTAGAAATGGTAATGCTAGACTCTTTGAATCTACATTATCAAATCCTTCGTCTGCAAATGACTCAATATTAATGTTGTTAGTCACTGCACCTGCTTCTTTTTTAACCGCTACTTGGCTTTGTTGTTCGTCTTTTACTATCATATTATTACCTATTATTTAGTTGTTATTTTCGTTTTATTTGCGATGTACACACCAAACAAATCAAAAGGTAGTTCTTTACCACCTTCAACTTGCTCTTTAACAAAAGCCTTTAAAGTCATAGGTTCAACTTTTTCTTTTTACTATAGTTGAATCCATGATCCTCACAGACCTTTATTAATTCAGAGACTTGGTTGTCTTGTCCTCTATTGAATGATGCAGTAACGGTGTTCTTAATAATATCTTCGAACCCTTTACCTCTCAACCAACTGAAGGCTTCCTCAACACGTGACTCAGGAATTTTTGCTGCATAGAATGGTTTAACCTCTACGGTAGAACCATCACTTAACTTCAACAAAGATACACCTGCTTCCTGCATCATCTCTGGAATTATTCTCTCTTCTAATTCTCTAGCTTTATGCTTTAAAAGAGAAATTCTTTCTTCTTCATTTTCTATGGTTTTTTTTAACTTATTATAGTCATTACATTTATCGGTAATTGACTTAACACTATCTTGACTAATGTCTATATTAGACATCTTTTCTATATCTAAATGTTCCATATTTCCTCCTGTTGTAGCATATAAATTATTAATTTGATCTTTGCAAGAAAAAAATATAAAAAGTTTTCAAGATGTGGAAATACCCTTATAAGACCAAACCGTACGAGCATCAACGGAATGCTTTAAACGAATCAGCTAGAAAAAATAACTGGGCTTATTTTATGGAAATGGGTACAGGTAAAACAAAAGTAACTATTGATAATATTGCTTTTTTATATCTACAAAGAAGAATTACATCTGTTTTAATTATTGCACCTAAATCTGTTTATACTAATTGGGAAAGTGAAATAGAAATCCACATGCCTGATGTATTAAAACACAATATATTTAAATGGAATTTAGATAAACCAAAGATTTCCATAAAATGAACGAATCAAAAGATCTAAAAATACTTTTTAATTAACGTAGAAGCTTTATCAACCAAGAGAGGTTTTGAAGCTTGCGCAGACTATCTTAAAAAAAATAAATTAAATTTTGTAGTGCTGGATGAATCAACCACAATAAAAACCGATCAGCAAAAAGAACAAAAAACATTTTAGGATTAGGAAACCTATCCCATATAAAGCGTATACTAACAGGATCCCCAATAACAAAATCTCCATTAGATCTATTTACACAATGTGCGTTCTTAAGTCCAGAATTATTAGGTTTCAGTAGTTACTTAGCTTTTAGAAATAGATATGCTGAAATGACAGATATTCCAGTAGGTTCAGGTAGGTTTATTTCAGTACCTAAATACTACAAAAAATTAGAAGAGTTAGAAGAAAAAAATGAAAACTTTTGCTACCAGAATACGTAAAGATCAGTGCTTAGATCTTAAACCAAAAAGTAAGGTTAAAAAAGATATATAGAACTTGATGGGGAAGGTAAAAAAATATATGAAAGATTAAAACATCATGCCTTAGCTATTGTTGGGGACAGTACCGTATCTTTCTCTAATAAATTAACAGAGATTATCAAACTACACCAGGTGTGTAATGGTTTTACAAAAAATGATGATGGTGTTGTACTACAATTACATAAATCAAAATTAAATGCATTAGATGAAATCTTAGAAGAAACTGATGGCAAAATAATTATATGGGCAAACTATTTATACAACATTCATGAGATAAAAGATTTTCTTATAGATAAGTATGGTCCAGAATCTACAGTATGTATTTTTGGAGAAGTCAGCGTAGAAGATAGAAAGAAAGCTGTGGAGAGAATACAAACAGATCCCAAGACAAGATTCCTAGTAGGTAATCCAACAACAGGAGGTTTTGGTTTAACTCTCACTGCCTGTAATACAGTTGTCTATTATTCTAATAATTATAACTTAGAAGTCCGAATGCAATCAGAAGACCGTGCTCATAGAATGGGCCAAAAAGGTACTGTTGTTTACATTGACATTGTAGCAAAAGGTACATTGGATGAAGCTATCATGAAATCTTTAACCAGTAAAGGAAAGCTTGCCGCTAAAAACTTTGGGTGAAGAAAAACTTATGAGTTGGTTATTATAATTATTGTATTGATAATTTATTAAACTGCTCCACTCTTTCTAAAAATTTATCTCCGTATTCTTTTAAATCAGCTTCGTTCATTTTAAATTCTTGATATTGAAGAGCTCTCGTACAGATGGATATTACACCTTGTTCTATAGGTCCATAATTTTTAGTATGTGCTAAATAATAGGCTCCAAGTTGATACTTATAATCATCTACCCATTCTTCTTTTTTAGGTTTATTAGATTGTTTCCAGTCTACAATACTTGGCTTTCCGTAAGCTACACACGATAAGTCTGCAGTACCTGCAAATTTATTTTCATACTCTAAACTTATTTCATTACCCCATACCTCATCTATTTTAATATTATCTAAAATTGTTTTAGCCATCATTCTAGGTTTATTACCTTCTTCAGTGGCGTTGTAATAACCTTGTCCTGTTAAATGATATTCAAGAACCTGGTGCATCTCTGTTCCGATTGTTGAAGCTTGTCTCATTATTCTATCGGCCTCCGCATCTCCTATTTTTCTTCGCCAATTATCTAAAAAAACGTTTGTCTTTGGTTGCACTAAGTATAGTTGTTACACTTGGGACTTTAATATTATCTACTAAATATTTACGTCCTGTTGTATCTGAAAATCTATTGTAATGTTTATACGGGTATTTTTTAATTAATTTCATTCAGTAACATTACTGAACCATATTTAAAAGTAAAGCAATAATTATCCCTAATGCTCCACCTACTATCATCTTTTCTAATCTAAAAATTCTTTCTTTAACTTCTTTAATTTGTTCGAATGTTTGTTTTTGCATAAGTCTACACAACTTTTCATGAGATTCAATTTTAGTTAATGCTGAATCTTTTCTAGGCATTATACTTGGCTCTCTCTTCTTTGCGCTGCTGCAATACTTGTGGTATCATTTGGAAACATTGCTGCAATATCTTGTGAAGACACTTGTCCGGTGTTCGGTGGCGCTGGTGCTTGAGGCGCTTGAGCTACAGGGTTTTCAAGTTGTAAGTCATCCATAATCATTGTTCTTTCTTCTGCTTCAATTGGAGCTTCTTCAGTATCAACCATAGCCTCACTATTAGTAGCTGTTTGTAAAAATTGTACTGCGTTGTTGTCTGTTTGTAAGTCTCCAGAACTACCTGAGAAATCTTGTGCAAACATAATTTCGTAGTTTTGTTTAGGTATTGTTTTTCATCATAAATAGGTGCTGGAACTAATGCATCTAGTTGCCCCATTCTTTCAGTAATCTCTTCTGGTGTTACAGTTTTAGGATTTACTCTAGGTATATCCGCATCACTTTCATTTAAATAATTAACGAGTCTTGCGAATGCTTCTCTTTTTTGAGTAAGGCCTAGTCTACCAACAACTCCTGGCGATTTTAAAATATTCGCTGCTGTTTGTATATCTCTACCTTTAAAGTAACGTCTTCCTATACCAAGAACTCCTGGCACTCCGTTACCAACTTTTTGACCCATTAATAATTTAATTTGTTCGTCAGGATTAAGTGCATCATTAAAAGCTCTCATAGCTATTGGATCTGTAAGTATTTGACCTGCACGTCTACCAAGTAATATAAATAACGCTGGTGCAAATGGGTTAACTGCAGCAGAACCCCCAAGAACTAAAGCTCCTGTTAAAGAACCTAAACCGCCTAACTGTAATCTTCTTTGCATAAAAGTAGAAGTGTCTGCGATTGGAGTATCTGATATTGCCTTCATATATGTTAAAAACTTTTCAAATTCTTTTGCCTGTCCTCTACCACCAAGAATAGCTATCATTTTTTCTTTTGCTACATCATCAGTAGCATCACTTATTCCAAGTTCTCTCATAAATTTATTTATATTAAAACTTGATGTATCTTTTGGACTAAATCTAATCTTAGATGCATCAAAAATATTATTACCAAGCTTTACCTTATCAATACTAAAATCTAAAACTTGATCTGTTCCGGTTCCTTTTTGAACCATTGATTCCATGACATCTACAGTACCATTTATACCCGCTCTCACAGTAGACTCATTCATAATTTCGTCAATCATTGTTCTACCTGCGGGAGATGAAGCTGAATCAAAACCTTTATAGAATGAATTAAACATCCATCTTGCTTTTGAAGCATTATATAATGCTTCTCCACCACCTTTAGTAACTCCTATTGCTTTACCTGTTTTTTTAGAAGTTATTTTATCAGCACCCAGTAATTGTCTAAATTGTGTTATGGCTGTTGAATCACCACGTGTAAATACATCGTTTGCTAAATCATTAAAAATCTCTGTGATTTTTCTTTTCCATTCCACCAATACCTGCCAAAGCTTTGTTTGTGAATGTAGTTGCATTGTACTCTTTAAATATTTTTGTAGCATTTGCTCTTTGATAAAAGTTCATTAAAGTTGAGAAAGTATCGTTTGCACCATATAATTTATCTCTTAAACCTTCTGCTGTTTTAATTCTGAACGCCATGTCTGCTTCTGCTGCAGCAGGATTTGATTTTTTTAATGTTTCATAAGCTGCTTTAACTGCGTCATCTTTTAAAAAAGTTTCTTTTGTAAGATTTCCACCAAATGAGTTAAGATCATTTTCAAGAGCTTCTCTTATAGACCACAAAGTAGGTCTAATATTGTCGTAGTTTGTTTCTCCTATTGCTCTGTTTAATGTTTCCATCATTCCTTTGTATTGTTTTGGTGTCACAAAGTCGTCAATCTTGTTCATGTATCTAAAGAATAATGCTAAGGGATCTCCTGTGCCTTGTAATTTTTCTAAGGCTTTCATGTCAATATTACCCATAGTGTCTTCTGCATATCCTCTTAATCCTGGATATTTCATAGAAAGTTCATCTACATAATTTTTAGCCATAAATTTTACATGGCCTGTAGGAATAACTTTTGGGTTACCAATTGTATCTGCTAAAGTATCGAAAGCTTTGTAACTCGCATTAATTAAATTACTATTTTGTTTAAATGCTTCGTCAGCTTGTTTCCAAACAGTTGCTGATAACATACCTGTTTTAATAAGTGGACCGTATTTTAATACTTCATTGTTTAAATAATTTCTACCCGCTGCTTGTTCAGCACCTTGTAAAGCTTCTTTACCAATACCGTTAATAAAAGGCATAATACCAAGTACCTTAAAATACTTAGCAGCAAAACCACCAAGAAGACCCGTACCTTCTTGTGCAGTCATTATCATCGGAAGGGGTAAACCTTTGTCTCTTGCTATGTTAACTAATTCTTTTGCATTTTTTGATTTAGCACCAATCATAAGTCTTCCAACTTTACCTAAACCTTTTGTAATAAAAGGTGTCAGTGTTGCGGCACCAGCGTTCCAAGCCAAAGCTGTAAACATAGAATCAGCAGCGTTAGCCATCATATCTGTATTAACTTCTTTTGGACTCATATTTTCCATGTCAGAAGCTATTGCATCCATAGCAGCAACCCCAACAGTTTCATTTAACATATCGTAAGTAACCGAACCTGCACCTGCTCCTGCAGTACCTCCTAATACAGAATAAACTTCTGCTCTTCCCAGTGGACTAGCTAATACTCTACCAATAGTTGGGTCTGCTACTTTAGCAAGTAATTTTGTAAGGCCACCTAGTAATTTAAATCTTCCCGGTAGTTTTGCAGTTAGTTTATCTGAAAAGTTGCTAAACATTTTAGTTCTAGCAAACAAACCTGTTGATTTATCTCCAGGCACTTTTGATTTAGCTGCACTAAATATTTTTTCTCATCATAACATAAGGTGTGATTGATCCTATAAGATCACCTGCAAGGACTGCTTCTGATCTACCATCTAATGAGCTTCCTGTTTGTTGTAATCTTACACCAATAGGATTTTTAACTGCTTCATCCATAGTAGCTACATCTCTTGCAGCACTTCCTCTTTCCATTTGTAATTGATTCATTGAAGGACCTGTAATTAGACCTCTTTTAATAGCTTCATCTACTGCTTGTTTTTGTTGTCTATTTAACTTACTTGGATCAAAAGTATTATTATTAATTTGATCTTGAATTTCTTTTATTGAAGCCATTATTCTACTCCTTCAAGTATGTTTTCTATTTCTTCGATACTTAAATCTTCTGAAAGTTGCTGCACAACTCCACCTGTATTTTCAAAAGGCGTGAAGTTTTTAAGTTGTCTTAAATTTGATAATGTAGATTCTAGTCCACCTGCAACTGTGTATAAAGTTTCTTGTGTTCTAATATTACTTTCTAACTGTCTAGCAATTGCACCAATAGATGCTTTAACATCTAAAGAAGATCTACCAAGTGAGAATATATTTACAATTTTTGTGCATTATCTACATCTCTTTGAGTTAGACGATCTTGATCTTTAAAAGAATTAGCTAATGCATATACTAAAGATACTTCTTGTACTGCAAGTTGTTCTTGTTCGTCTCTACTTAAGCCAGATAATCTTCCTGTTTTTGTAAATCTTGCTTTAGCTTGTTCGATTAAACTTTTTTTATCAATTAAAGCTAATGCTTTTTTCTACCTTTTTCATCTAAAGATAAATCATTTTCAATTAAAAGTTTTTCTTCCTTAAATAATTGTTCAGCTTTAGCGTCTGCATTTTCAAAATTAGATATTTCAAATCCAAAAACTTCTTGTGCAACACCTGTTAATCTTCTAGTAAATTGATCAATAGATAATGCGGCACCGGCTTTAACTTGTTCTCCACTTAAATCTCTTTGACTTAATGTTTTTAATACATCTCTTGTAATAGATAGTGCGGTGTATTTATTTCCAAGAGTGTCGTGATATTTAATTAAATCTTTACCTATTGTTTTTGTTCTTTAAATTGTTCAAAACTACCAATTACATTTCCTTGACTGTCTTGTATTGGTCCTCCTTGTGGTACGGGAGTATACTGTTCCATACCGTTAGCATCTAATCCTGCGGGCAAACCAACAGTTCCGTTTTTATACATTATACCAGTGTAATTTCTTAATCTTCCATCAGCACCTCTAACTTGAATAATTCCATATTGATCAATTTCAGGTGGTTTTCTACCTTCCGCCTCTGCTATGGCTGCATCATTTAAAAATTTCATATGATCTACTGCAGCGTTAAGTGATGCTTCTCTATTTCGAGCTCTAAGCTCACCTTCTTTTAGTTTTATTGTTGCATAGTTATTTACTGCAGGACCTATTGCTTGACCAAATACTTCCATGGCTCCGCCAATACCAGCTTTCGCTGTAGTTCCTGTTAATAATCCTGAAGCAAGATTAGCTAAGAATACTAAATTAGCTTGTGATCCTTCTCCTTTAAATACTTCTTCTTGATATTTTTTAGCAAGTGCTATTGTTTTATTAAATTCTGTATCTGTTGAAGGGCCACCTAATGCAATTTCATTATTTCCTTGAGCCGTGCTTTCGGCTTTTTGTGCTTTCTTTTCTGGAGCAGTTAATAAAGCTTCCGCTTCTCTTCTTTGTCTATCTTCAGCTAAAGTATTTGTGTAATTTGTAATTTCATCATTGCCTGGAGGAGGCGGTGTTCCACCTGTTAATGTGTTTTCTTGTATGTTACTTAAATCAGCTACGTCATTATCGTTAGCATTTTGTAACAACTCATCACCTTCAGCTTTTAATTCTTTTGATTTATTTGTAAATCCGGGTCCGCTTACTCTTCCCGAACCTATATTCTTATTTACAATTCTTTTATCTTCCTCAACTTTTTCTTCTATAGTTTTTGGTCTAACATTACCAAATAATTCTTGATCTGAAACATTCATATAATCAAAGGCACTGTTTCTTTGTTGTGTCTCAAAAGCTTTTCTTTTCTTGAGGACTCATAGCATTAATTCTTGCTCTTTCTTTTTTACCAGCTTTATATAATTCATTTGCACCAGCCACAGTTCCTACGATAGCAGCGCTTGGTAACATACCTAAACCCATTGCAGCAGGCAACATCCTTGATGCCATATAACTTCCCCCTAATCCAAATCCCATTTGTCCTACTCCACTTTCAATACCTAAACCTTGTGCAACTTTATCGCCTGCATAATAACCACCAAGTAAGGCAGGATTTAAAGCCCCTCTTCCTAAACTTTTTATTCCTCTTACTGGGCTACTCACTTTCATTCTTTCCATAAATGTAGGTGGTTTTCTAATAGCTGGAACTGGTGCTGCAGCATATGGTGATCCAACCATAATACCAACGTTCGCATTAATAGTTTTAAGCACACCTTGTCTAAGTGCTTCTTTTCTAAACATAGGTCTGTTTAAAACTTTATTTAGTGACATTTAAAGTCCCGCTGGTTTATTAACACCTTGGTAAGCTGCGAATGCTCCTATACCTGTACCTACTGCTTGTGCGAAGGGGCTAGTAGAAGGTTGTGTTCCCATTGTCACTTGTGAAGATGATTTAGGCCCTGCAGCATATAAGTTAGACAAGAATTCCGCTCTTTGGTAAGGTTCGTATTGTTGTTGTAATGTTGATTGTCTTTGTGCATCCAAGGCTTGTTGAGCTAATTGTCTTTGAACTCCACCCGAAGCCATTAATTGATTAATATCTTGTTGCGCCATACCTTGCTGAGCCTGCCCCATTTGTGCATATTGAGAACCTGCATTTAAATTTGTTTGAGCTTGTAAGGATTGATTATTTTGAAACGCATTTAATGCATTTTGGAAAGAGGATCCTTGAGCTTGTCCTATAGCAGATAATGTTCTACCACCTAGTTCCGCTTGTTGAACACCTTCTCTTCCTCCACCAAATGCTCCAGACATAACTGCGTTTTGTCCTATTTGATTTTGTTGCATTTGAGCTTGTCTATTAATCTCATCTGTAATGTAAGATTGATAAGGATTTAAATAATTTTGAAATTGCGCTGAAGTAGGATCCATAGCTGCCGCATTTTGTGCTCCCAATACTGACCCAATACCTGCATTCATAGTATTAGCTCCAATACCTGTTACACCAGAAGCGGTTACACCTTGTTGCTCTAATCCACTTATTCCTTGAGTTTGAATTGTAGGAATATTAATTGGAGTTTTTGCAAGCTCTGATGCAGTATCCATTAAGCCAATTTTTCTTTCCTCTATTCCTGGTGCTTCTCTAATATATTGTGTAGTAGTGTCCGGTTGTGATCCACCACCTCCTCCTCCTCCACTGCCACCGCCGCCAAATATACTCATTTAATTAATCTCCTTTTGATATTGATAATGTTTTACTTTCCAACCATGTTTTCCTACAAATTCTTTCCATCCAGGTCTTCCAAGCATATTTAATCTTTTACATTTATTAATTTTAGCTAATTTTTCTAGGGTATGCACTAATTGATCCACCCACATTTTATATTTCTTTCCAGTACAAATACACCCTTGTAATTCTTTAAAGTTTGGGTTTT